GCTATGTCAGCGGGCCCCCACGGAACCGTCGGCGTTTTTGTTTGAATGGTGGTCTGAGCAAACACGTTCGACGCGAAGAAGAGGAAGAAGAGGAAGAAGAATAATGCTGCGAGCAATCTCATTGGGTTCCTTTCTGTTCAAGTATTAGCTTGCATTTAGCACTACAGGTGATGATGTTTGGCTTGAATCTCTTGTATACGACATAGGCCGGGGTGAAGATAGTGTTAGTACAGTTTCCGCACTGGCCAAGTTTCAGCCGCCCATCGTACAATCTCTTGGCAAAGTGTTGTTTAGGTTTAGGCTTAGACACCGATCTACTCTGCGACTGTAGGCGGATTGGTGCTTGCGGGATGCTGTTCTGAGTCGCCAGCTCCGCTAGAGGGCTTTCCTCCTCCTCCTTTCACAGCAGGAGCTTTAGGCATAGTCTCTCCCCCTTTGGGTTTGTCTTCCATACCTAACATTCTACGGGCCTCCTCATCTGTGAGAAGGGGGTTGCCGAATTGGTTCCGCCTCGACAGATTCACCGCCGCACGCGCGTTAGCGGCTACAATCTGGCTGTACTCTAGCGGACTCACGTGGAAGGCTTCTTCCCACTGCCAAGCAGTTTCTAGAGCCGTATCCTCCTTGAGATATTTCAACCCTTCTAGACGCTCGATAATAGGGCGCAGCACGAATGGAACCCCGAACACTGCCCGGCGTCTCCCAATGTACTCTGCCCAGTTGGCCCGATCTTGTTCAGAGGCCAGCTGCCCCGCTTCGGCACCCATCAAGATCCGCTGGGGAATACTTGTGGTCGCAGATAGGATGGAGATAAGAACCTCAAACACCCCTCTTGGGTCCGCCACTTCGGAGCCTAGTGGAGTTATTTTTACACCTCTTGTACGAATGAACCGTCTGAGATCGTGTTGGTACTCCTCCAGCTCGTCACTAAGGGCTTCTGCGTCCTTCGGGTCGAGCTCCATCTCTTTGTCGATGTCAGCCTGAATACCTCGGTTGGCTGTCAGCCAGTAGGTTTCAGCACTGCCTCCACTCGTCTTGAAGATGTCGTCCAGTGTGTTATAGATCTGGGCTAGGCGGGGCTCGGAGCTCATCAGACCTTGTAGGGGCCTGTCGACGATGTGGACTATACGCGAGAAGTGCACGTCTTGTGACATGCTCTGCGTCTTATTGGGCCCTACACGCACCTCGTATACAACTGGCTGGCCGTAGCGGGGGTTAGAGGTATTATCCTCGTAGGTCTTGATTTTGACGTTTTCTCCCCCGTATGCTTGAACATATAGGAAGTCTTCCACATCGGTGACCTTAGGAGCTGCCGATTTGGGTAACCCTGGCAATCCCAGCCACAGAACCGAGTACTCCCCGAAAGACAAGAGCTTATCTGCCTGGATGATTCTCTCCCAAAGCTTCATCCGCTTAGCGAAATCATCCCACTTATCCTTTTCGCCCTCCGGAGTTACCATCACAGGAGGAACCGACCACATTTCCTCTGGTGGCATATCCACCACTCGGGAGGTGATATCCTGACGTTGATACTTCGCCAGGAGGTGCTCCGAGGTTAGAGTGTCGGGGTACCCAAAAACCTTGTACATGTTTCGTCTGCCGCCAAAGGAGAGTCCTGCTCTGGCGGCAACCATCAACCGCTGGAACAGATTCGAAACGTTGGCTTTGATCCCACCTGTGGGTTTGCCGTCTGTAGCCATGATTATTACACTCCTGGGAAGTCGTTCTTGTTGCGGAGGCTTTCTCCTGTACTTCTACCGAATACTGCACCCCTAAGAATTCCTCTACTGCCTAATCCTCTGATCACTCCACTACTCTCTTCCGGTTTGCGACCCCACGTCGGTACTAGGATCTTGGTCTGGTGGAGGTGATTGAATCCTTGAGAAGCAGAGTCTACTGTGTCATCCGTCATAGCGGTGCTGGGGAACTTTTTCAGTTCCTTCTTATGGTGCTCGTTCCAAGCCGCCCGAAGCAGAGCCACACGTCCGTTAGATACAGCAGCAAGATAGGGTTGGGCCCTGATCCACTTGTTCATTCCCCCACTAGGCATAACTGTGACGTTAAACCCTTTTAGGACGTTATCTGCCAGATGTCTAGCAGCAATCTTCCCCGAAGAGCCTGGTTCCTGTTCTAGCACGATCGGAACGCCTACCCCATCCGCTTCAGCTACTTTGCGCAACCCTATTTCCAAATTACCTGGCCCCCACTGCTCCCTAACCTGGTTGGCGATACACGTTGTTGCTAGGGAGCTACCTGGCTTCCCATTCGTTCCTACCAGAGAGCCTACAGACCAGTCGCCTACCTTTTCACTTGCAGCCAGATCCCAGCTTCTTACCCACCTCCAGAGCTGTGGCTGGGAGATATCGTCCCACAGTTTCAACATTTCCACGTCGGTTTTGACGTCTTTCGCGTCCTTTGGGTCCTGTTGGTACAGCCCGCCCCACATGAAATCGCCGATAACCTGCTTGATTTTGAGCAGTTTGACGCGCGGATATCGCTGGGGCCACAGAGCTTCCCCTACCTGTCTGTTGAGAACATCGCCCTCTTCTGCCAGAGCTGGCATGCGGATTACCGTCCACATACGCTCTTTATCTTGCTCTTTTAGGCGCCCAATCAGGTCATTTACCACCCATCTTGTGGCCAGAATCACGCAAGAACCCCCCGGTTCGAGGCGTGTATAAGCGGTGGAAATGAACCAATTCCAGATGGCGTTGAGGCTTATGTCGCTACTTGCCTCTATCCAGTTCTTGATATAGTCATCAACCACAAGCAAGTGGGCACCACGGCCTGTGATTGGACCGCCGATACCTACAGAGGTCATCCCTCCACCCTCACTCGTGAGGAAAAGTCCTGTTTGAGCGACGTCGTCGCGCACCTGGGTACGTAGGAATCCGTCCTCATTGATGAGGAAGGCGTCTCTGACCCTCCGACCGAAGCCCGTCGACAGACTTTCTGCGTAGGTTGACAGTATTACACTGGCCCAGGGGAATTTCTCCAGAAACCAGATAGGGGTGTGGACGCTGATCTCCTCAGACTTCCCGTGACGGGGAGGAACCTCCACGATTATGCGCGCATCACCTCGGCTTATCTCTGCTGCGAGGATACTACTGATGTACAGGAGGTGCTCTGCGGGTGCCCATTTGCCTTTAGTTCGGTGGAACGCCAAGGTAGCTGGGGTTAGCCGGATAGCTTCCTGGAATTCGGCCGATCTCGGATCGAGCATTCCTTCTACGTCAAGACGTAGTAAGGTAGGATCCGCTGAGAGTTCCTCCGGCTTTATCTGCTGGAGGACGCTCTCAAGAGTGTCTACCCCCTCAGGGTTTGACTGCGTCGCTTCCGTCTGGTCCGTCAAGGTCGACTCCCGGTGAACCATCCATATCCAGCCCTGTTTGGAGATCTTCTCGCGACAGAACCTGGTCTTTGCGGTCTCGTGTCTGGAACGTCCTCCCCTTACCAACGTAGGGGTCTTGTTCTGGAAGGGAGCGGTGACTAGCCTTTGATACACGGATGATCATTTCTTGCATCATCCCCGCAGTTTCCTTGTCGCCTAGAATCTTGTCAACTAGTCCCTTACTGCCTACGGCATTTCCTTGTTGGTCGTAGACTTGCCCATTGTTTGGCTGTTCTGCACGCGACTTTAGGCTCCGGAGGATCATCTCGAATGTCGTGTCCTCAGGTGTTTCCTTCTGTGACAGGGGACCCGACGCGGGAAGACCAACAGAGACTCTCTGGATTGCAACCAGTTTTCCAAGTAGATCGGCTGCCGTCTTCGGTGCCATGTCCGTGAAAAAGCTAGGAGAGTTCAGAACCTGCTCTTTTAGCTGTCCTAGTAGGGCAGTGGCGAGAACGTAGTGCGACTCCTCTAGGGATGACTGACGCCGTAGACGGATGTGTCTGCTAGCTGCTTCCCTGAACAGATCGTGAGCTCGTGCTCTCTGCCTCCAGTAGTAGAGGTTGAAGTACTCGTACAGGATTCCTGCTAGGCGCTCTTCGGGGAAGGTTGTCTCTCCTTCCATTACTCCATACATCTGTAGGGCAATCGCCAGGAGTTCTGGGTTCTTAGACATGCCTCCTAGCTCTCTTGGCCCACTATCTAGAGAGTCCAGGTAGATCTGAAACGCTCCGTAAGCGAAAGCTGGCTCGAAGTCTAGCTTATACCAGAAGGGTCTCCCGTCGGGGAATGTGGGGTAGCCATGCTCGTAGCTTAGATCTGCTGAGGCGTTCTTTAGGCCCTGCAGTTCTTCTTCCGCACCCTTAGGCTTTTCCGCTGGGAGGAGATCTGCTCGAAAGTAAGCAACGGGGAGACCCTCGGTAGTGTGAGGCACTCTCGCCATCGCCTTTCGGACCAAGTCAGCTCTGTAGGACAGAATCGTAGCCGTCTTTGGGAGGGGTTGGAGGGCTTGCGCTGTGTTCGTCGACATACCCTATTATATAATAGCGTCCTCGGGAGGTTCCACAGGAATTTAGGGGTCCTATGCCCTACTATTTTAGCCCCGACTACCAAAATTTTGGCACTCGTAGTATGTCCCCCTAGTTTGCTAAAAATCCTACCATTTTATGACCCCCTGAGCTGGGGGTCACCCGTAGTAAGTACTTCCGTCGGATAAATTATCCTGTATGGAATCAACGCGTTACAGCAGGTATCGCAGGTGATGGTGAGGGTGGTAGGGTTCATAACCAGGGGAAAAATAAACGGAGTTATCCCCTAGATATGCATCAGGTAGTGTGATATAATGGATTATGAACAGAGCAAACAGTTATGCACCAAAGCCTGTTCATAACTTATACACTTGGTGCATAAGTCAACATGACAAGGAGATGACAGTGAGCAAGCAAACTAAGCAGGAAGTACTTACGACGGAAGTAAGCACGACGCAGGAAGTACTTACGACTCCTTTCGACAGAGATGGCTTCATCAAGAAACATGGCACGAAGTCCTCGGCCATTCGCGCTCTGACTGCAGAAGGCCACGAGCGGAAGGTAGTCGCAAAAATGCTGGGCATTCGTTACCAACATGTAAGGAATGTCCTCATCACGCCTATCAAGAAGGCCAAGGTAGTTGCGCAGTAGTTAGAGGAGAGGACTTCGGCCCTCTCTCCTACCTATTGGTAGGGCATAAAGGAGATGACTGTGTTTAATACCAACATACTAGTAGTGACTGCTGTGGTCGAGATCGGGCTCTTCTATCTTATCTGGATTCGGTCCATGACAGCCAACATGACTTATCAGGCGCGTGCCGAAGGAAGAAGTCGGACCTGGTTCGGCCGGTAGTAAGTACGTACGCCCCGCCCGGGTAACACCCCGGGCTCTTTTGCGTGCAAGGGGGACCGGTCCTAAGGACTAGTCCAACTGACTGGTCCCGCGTGTCTATACGCCCTAGCCCGGTCGCGAGCCGGACTAATAGAATCATATAGTCGGACACTGGTGACCTCTTAAGTGACCAGCGTATAATATAATTGTATCCTAGGTAGGGTACAAAACCCAAAACCAGAACAGGAGATGACAAATGCCGGTCGCAAATCGTAAGGCAGTGCGAAAAGAGGTCAACAAGGATCTGACCGAGTATTTCGAAGAGGTAGAAGGGAACGAAGGCCCGGAAGTCCTAAAGGGGACCTCAGTCGAAGAACGCATCAAGGACTTCTACCGATACCAAAACGAGAAGGACGACGGCCATGGAGAGTAACTACAGGCCTAACAAACCAAAGAGACTGTACAGGATCCATTTGGTCCTGACCGAAATCGTAGAGGGGGAAGATCCTCGACACCGACGTTCTCGAAGAGACGGAGCTCAAAGGAGAGCCCTCCGAGTTCTACAACGATGTCATGGCCCGCAAGTGCTTTTGGTCCCAAGTCCATAAAGGAGATTCCAGGTCCTAATCCCAAAACCAGATCCGAAAACTGGGATCCAAAGTCCGATCCCGTTTTCCAGGGCCTAATGGGACTAGTCGAATCGAATGGTCCATTTGGGTCCTTAGGTAACTCTCAAACTACCGACAATGGTCTAGTTGTAACTTGTTGATTTTTAACAGAATAGTACTTCAGTAATTTGACTTCCTAATCTTTTTAGTGATCTATAATTGGGGATTTGGACCCTGCAAAGTTTATGGGTGG